ATAGCTGCCGCCCTGTACCTCTACCGAGGTGTGGCTTGCATGGTAGCAGCGCAGACCCACGCCAAAGGAGTTGGCGCCCTCAAGGGAGGTGAACCCTATATATACGGGCTTATTGTAAGCCTTTATCCACGAGGCATTGTCCATGTACCACCCTCCGGCGTAGGTCTGGTTATACCAGCCATGCGCTCCAGTAGTGCGCACCCAGCCATTGGCCATGATATCGCCCTTGACGTCGAGGGGGAAGCCGGCCGAAGTCTTACCTATCGCCACACGACCGCCACGGCAATGAAATTCCTGCGCAGGCGCATCCGCTTCTATCGGCCAGACGGAACGCAAGGCGGCTGTCCCGGATGTGGCTCGGTGCTTATCGCATGGGGAGAGGACAATGCGAAAGCCATTCAGAACTGCGCGCTGGAGGGAAAGGTTGTAAGACTTAATACACCTGCCACATGAAACGTCCGATACTATCACAAGGGCAGCGGGAAGCGATACGGATGATTCCCACTTCCACATATAGTCAAAAGCTACTTTGCGCATTGGAGATTGAAAAATTCAAGCGCGAGATATGGCGGTCGATATTCAGAAAATAGAAAAGCCGGGCATTGCGCTCGGCTTTTTTTGTTGGCACCAGTGGGGTTTATCGCTCCTCATTTGATCTCGGCCAACCGTGCAGGATGTTCTCTGGGTTAGCGTTGTTGTATTCCATAATCAATCTTTCATATAGGCTGGGAACCTCTTGATAGCCGTTTCTCCGGATGAATGATTCATTTTCGGAGAGACTATCGGATGAGGAGCATACCCGGATATTTACACCAGCTCTTTGCAATTTGCATACGTTGTCGTGTATACGGTTTATTACTGCCGGTCTCAAGTCCCGCATTTCATCATAGAGATGATTATCTTTGATAATGAATATGTTTTCCATTTACTTTATTGATCGATGAAAATACTCCTTTCCTCTGATATTGGCATGGTCAGGTCTCTTTGTCTCCCCGCAAAGCGTGTCAACATATTCTTTTAGAGACTCAGCAGAATCGAAAGCTCGCAACTCTCCGCCGTTGCGGACGAAAGCTGTGAAGTCGTTACCAACTCCATCTCCATCATCAAAGAAATCAGCGATGCGGCAACCGATAGCGGCAGCAATTCGCTCCAACGTGGTTGTTGTTGGGTTGGTACTAATGATTTTGGAGAGTGTACCCTTGCTTACTGGAGGCTCCATTCTCTTGCCAACTTCTTCGATCGTAAATCCACGCTCTTTTATAATTCTCTTGATGTCCATGGTTGTTTGATTATAATTTCTGTGACAAAGGTAGCAATAAATCTCAATTCACCTATTATATGCAAACAATTATATTAAATGTTTGACGTTAACAAAACTTCACAAATGAGTTAAAGTTGTGTTAACATCAAACTTTTATTGCAATAGTTTGATTGTAGGGGTATATATTTGCAACATCAAAATAACTCAAAACCCTACAACAATGAAAACCCTCAAAGAAGAAGTAAACGAAATCAAGTCTGCAACCATGAGCATCAATGCAAAGAAATCAGCCCTCGCCAAGTTAGGCATCACGCCTTATGAAATCAGCATCATGCTTGCATCAGAAGCTACAGCCGCAAGAGTGCGCAAATCTTTCACCTTTGGCGTAGAAATTGAATGCAACGTAGAGCGTGGCGCTATCAGAGAGGCAGCAGTCATTACGGGTATGAGCTACCAATATGAGGGCTATAACCACCGCGATGGCCATTCTTACTTCAAGTTTACCACAGACGCAAGCGTACAGGGCGCGAATGCCATAGAATGCGTGTCGCCAGTTATGCAGGGTACTAAAGGCAAAAGCACTCTTAAATGCGCCGTAGAGACGCTTAATCGTGCCGGCGCAAGTGTCAACCGTTCTTGCGGTCTTCATGTACATATCGGCGCGGCAGACCTCACACAGCAGCAGTGTGCCAACGTATTCAACAACTACTACTTTCTTGAAGCCCTTATAGACTCGTTTATGGCACCCTCACGCCGCCGCGACACGAATTGCTATTGCCGCAGCCTCAGCGACCACAGCGCCCTCACAAAATGCAAATCCATGTCAGAAGTGCAGTACACACTTGATAGCGATCGATACCATAAAATCAATCCTATGGCCTACAACCGCCACAAAACAATAGAGTTCAGACAGCATCAGGGCAGCGTCAATTACGATAAGATTCTCAACTGGGTAATGTTCTGCGGCAAGCTCGTTGAATGGTCTAAGAAAAACCGTCTCACAGCAAATGTGACAAGTGTAGATGAATTGCCGTTTCTCACGGCAGCAGAAAAGAAGTTTTTCAACAACCGCATTGCCGAATTAGCATAACTCAACAGGGTGGGGCGGTCTCGCCGCCTCACCACTTCATTAACCCTTAAAATCATCAAATCATGTGTGTTATAATATATAAACCCGCAGGCGTTAAAATGCCGTCAATAGACACCCTTGCAGCCGCTTTCAGAGCTAACCCTCATGGCTGCGGCTATGCTTCACCCTCACTTAATTATCGTGGTCTCGGTTTTACCCAGTTTCTCAACGCGCTTTCATTTCTGAAAGAGTCAGAGCCGTGCATAATCCACTTCAGATATGCGACACACGGCAGCATAAAGCGGACAAATTGCCACCCGTTCAAGCGTGGCGGCATTTCATTCGCACATAACGGTGTTCTGGACATAATGCCCGTAGGCGACCGTACCGACAGCGAGACGGCGTTTCTGAAATATATTTATCCGGCCATAAAGAATTACGGTTGGGGGTCTGACAGAGCAGACGGCGTTGTCAGATCTATTCTTGGCGGCTCAAAGTTCGCCTTTATGTATCGTGGCGAAGTAAAGCTGTACGGTGACTTTATCAAACAGCCGGACGGGTGCTATTACTCAAATCTGCGGTTCAGATTCTATATGCACAACTCTTATAACCATGCGATATGAGTCCGCGAAAACACAAATCTGGCATATCGCGTGAAAAAGCTATCGAGGTAGCTGCAAACCTCAACGGTATCACTTTGGATATGGCGCGGCGCTATACCGACAGCGAATTAAAAGAATGCCTCAGATTACTTAAACTAAAAGCAAACTTCTAAAAACAACAATCATGAGTAACGAAAGAAAATCAGTCCTGCAATCCGTGTTTATGCTTGCTTGGCAGTTCATCAGGCGCAACGGTTTCACTAAATCCCAGGCATTGAAAATCGCGTGGGCCAATATCAAGCTCAGAACCGTAATGCGGCAGCGTATAGTCAAGTTTTATTATCAGAAAATCAGTGGTGAGATACGTGAGGCATACGGCACCCTGCAAGAGAAGTTATTACCACCTGTGACCGGCAGCGGGCGCAGACCCAGCGACACACTCTTTACATACTTCGACACAGAACGGGGTGATTACCGTTCATTCAAGCGTGCGAATCTACTCTCTATCTGCCCTCAATAGGCATGACACCCGCAAATCCGTGACCTTTCAATTTAGGTCACGGATTGGGTAGGGTCTGATATTGCCATCAGAACTTGGTCTGTGTAATTTTATATCGTAATTTTATGCGGGGTGGAGCAGCCCGGTAGCTCGCTGGTTTAACTTGCCAGAGGTCGGCGGTTCAAATCCGCCCCCCGCTACAAAAACATTATTTATTTCAATAAAAGAGATATGAATATATTGACATTATCACTCAAACGCAAGTATTTCGATGAGATTCTTGCCGGTAAGAAAACTCATGAATACCGCGAGGTGCGACCGTCTAACACCAAAAAATATGTGCATCTGCTGTGTGAGGGCAAATTCTACGAAGACAATGATCCGGCGTTTGATGAAACCAATCCAGATTCACCGGTTGAAATCGTGGCTAAAAAGTACGACGCCATCAGGTTTTACACCGGTGCGTATTCAGGTAAACGTCCTTACATGCTCGTAGAGGTCAAAGAAGCCGAAGCTTTCATAGAGTCCGATGATGAGGGTAACGACTTGGTTCTCAAAGACGGCAACGGTGAAGAATACGTTGCCGTGACCGTTGACTATACTTTAGGCCAGATCCTTGAGGTAAACGAAAATCCTGAGTAAGCCGAGTTAGGGACAAGCGCACAGAAATCAACTGGGGCTGTATACCGGTGACGATATCGTCGGTATACAGCCCTGTATTATTCATATCTTTTAATTAAATCATTCTATTATGCCAACAGCAATCCAAAGACGAATCAACAACAATTACGGCACACGTCGCAATATGAACGGTGCCGGTGCCGGTGGTCGGCTCGTGGCCCGTAGGGATAGAACTACCGGCAGAGCTGAACGAACAGGCCGTTCACAGTTAGGCAGTCGCAGGCAGAGATATTCCGATCTGCGTGTCTCAATGGGCCTTTCGGGAGGTTAAGCTATGACCCTGCTACAGCGTACATACAACAACATTGACCGTATCAGTCAGCAGACCGATACGGCTTTGCTGTTTTGTTCGTTAGGCAAGGACTCTCTTGTGTTGCTTGATATACTGTACCCGCGTTTCAAGCGCGTTGTATGTGTGTTCATGTACTTTGTCAAAGGGCTTGAACACATTGAGCGGTGGGTCGGATGGGTCAAGGCGCGTTATCCAAACATTGAGTTCGTGCAGGTGCCGCACTGGAATCTGTCTTATATCCTCCGTGGCGGTCTATACTGCGTGCCGAATCCCAAAATCAAGCTTATCAAGCTCGCCAATGTGGTAGAAGCCATGCGCCTGAGATATGGCGTGCATTATGCCTTTCTCGGCATGAAGAAAGCGGACGGCATGAACCGCCGTCTAATGCTCAATGGATATGCAGAGAATGAGTATGAGAATAACGGGCTGTGCTATCCGCTTGCCGAGTGGACCCAGCGTGACATCCTCGCCTACATGAAGCAACACAATCTTCCCGAGCCTGTAAGATATTCACTCAAGGCATCAAGTGGAGTCGGGTTTAATCTTGACTGCATGTTCTGGCTTGAAAAGAACTATCCGCAGGACTTGGAGAAAATCTACAAAGTATTTCCGCTCTCGCAGCGCATACTGTGGGAGCATCATCAGAAACAAAAGGAGGTAGTGAGTTAATTCTACTGCACTGTCAAAATACATAAAGAGCGAATCGGTGGAGCTTAAACGCTCCGCCATCCGCTTTGCATCCTATAACCCCCGCAAGATTTCCGAAGAGTCGCGCAAGACCCTAAAGCGCGGCATCAAGAAGTTCGGGCTTGTGGGAGGCATAGTCGTGAACAAACGTACCGGCTTCACTGTAGTGAGCGGACACCAGCGCCTCTCCGTCATGGACGAGCTTCAGAAGTACAACTCCGACACCAAAGAGAATGACTACCGCATCCGCGTCGATGTGGTTGATATGGATGAGAAGTCGGAAAAAGAGCTGAATATCCTTGCCAACAACCCCAACGCGCAAGGCTCATGGGACTACGATGCCCTGCGTGAGCTTGTTCCAGATATTGACTACAAGGACGCTGGACTCACGGAAGCCGACCTCAACATGATTGGTTGTGATTTCCTGTTGCAGACCGAGGAGGAAAACAATATAGCCGGTGAACTTGATTCGATGATGTCGGAGGTAAACGCCCGGAATGAAGCCGAGAAAGCCCGGCGCCAGATGGAACGTGCGGCCAAGACCGCCCACATGAAAGAAGTAAAGCAACAGGTCAAGGATGCCGCTCTGAAGCAGGCACAGGACATGGACGCTTATGTCATGCTCTCTTTCGACACATGGGAGGCAAAGGCTGATTTCTGCCGTCGTTTCGGCTACGACCCATACGACAAGTTCCTCAAAGGAGAAGTATTCGACGGCCAGGTTGAACGAGTGGAGTAAAGGAGGCTGAGTTAACAACGAGGGAATATCCATATATGGCGCAAGTAGTACGGGTAAAAGAAATGGGACTTTACAACCCCAGTCTTTTGCCTCTGTTGCGCGTAGGTATTACCACTCTAAAATGTCGGCATTCAACTCACTCAAGATGACAAAGAGTATCGGTGCAAAAAGCATCACAGTTGGATTCACCTCTTATGGGAATAAACATCTTTACTCCGACACATTTCGCAGAAGTAAGACTTTCCAGAAAGGAGATTTGCATTATCTGCCCAAACTGCTTGCCTCATCGACATATGTCAGAAGCTCAGGGCTGTCTAAGCCAAGAAAAGATAAAATCACCGGATTCCATTACTTTAAGGCACGATTACATGGCGATCATGTTTATCTCAATGTAGCAGAAGAAGTAAGGCGAGGTAGAGTGAGTAGATATTTGTATTCGGTTACCGATAGGATAAGATAAAAGCTATCTGACCAACCTCTATAGGTTATACACCAGGCGAAGTAACTTTCAGATAGCTTATGCTGCAAATATAACACTTTGCGCTAATATAACAAAATAAATTGATGAATATTTCATAATTTATGGCTGAAAGTCAGAAGAAATCCAAAGGCGGGCGAAAGCCCAAATACGACTACAAGAGTGAGGAGTTTCTTTCTCTTGTGGAATCGTATGCCAAGAAAGGTTTCACTGATAAAGAGATTGCAGCTGCCTTAGGGATAGGACCACAGCTTTTCAGTAAGAAGAAGAGTGAGATAAACGAATTAAGCGATGTCCTCTCGCGTGCGCGTAACGCGATAAACGCCCTTGTGCGTGCAAAGTTCCTTGCAATGGCTCTTGGTGGCATCAAAACCAAGTCAGTAACACGCCGACGCCTGAAAGACAAAGACGGCAACCTCCTTGACGAGACAGAGGAGTGCGTTGTCGAAAGCGAGCTTGCACCCAATCTGTCGGCGCAGGCTACATGGCTCCGTCACTATGACGAGGAATGGCGCAGAGTGCAGCGCGGAGAAGACCCAGAAGAAGACGGGCAAGATGAGGGCAGCATCAGCATCGAGAAATGGATTAAAGACAATACGGAATGATAGCGACACAATCCATATACAACCCCCTTTATCTTGATAAGGAGCATTTCATCATCCTTATCACCGGCGGTCGCGGCTCAGGTAAGTCTTTCAATGCTTCCACATTCATAGAACGCCTTACGTTTGAAAAATCGGAAGACAAGACATTTGCACACACAATCCTCTACACGCGCTATACAATGGTCTCGGCGCACATGTCTATCATTCCTGAGATGCTTGAAAAGGTAGAGCTTGACGGCACGATTAAATACTTCCATGCCACAAAGACCGACATTCACAACAAGCGCTCCAAAGGCTCAATAATGTTCCGGGGCATCAAGACTTCATCCGGCAACCAGACTGCGAAGTTGAAATCAATCCATGGTATAACGACATTCGTGTGTGACGAGGCTGAGGAGTGGACCGATGAAAGCGACTTCGACAAGATAATGCTCTCCATCCGTCAGAAAGGAATCCAGAACCGTATCATTATAATAATGAACCCCACGGACTCTAACCACTTCATATATCAGAAGTATATCCGCGACACACATAAGCTCGTGGAGATTGACGGCGTGCAGGTGCAGATTTCCACCCATCCAAACGTGCTGCACATCCACACGACATACCTTGACAACATTGAGCATCTTTCCGACGAGTTTCTTAACGAGGTGCGCCGCATGAAGGAGGAGAATCCGGAGAAATACGCCCACACTGTAATAGGCAGGTGGAGCGACGTGGCTGAAGGAGCGATATATAAGAAATGGGGTGTGGTGAAACGTATGCCGGACGGAATACAAAAGATAGCTCTCGGCGTGGATTTCGGCTTCTCCAACGACTTCACGGCGATAGTCATGTGTGGAGTCAAGGATGACGCACTTTATCTTGATGAACTTTGTTACCGCACCAATATGCTCTCCCGCGATATAATCGCCGTACTGAAGAAATATCCTGATATGCGTGTGATAGCCGACTCCGCCGACCCACGCCTTATTCAGGAGATAGCCAATGCCGGGATCCGCATCTATCCGGTTGAGAAAGGGGCAGGGTCAATAATCGCCGGCATCGAGAAGACCAAGGAATATAACATCTATGTAACTGAGCGCAGTTACAACATAATGAAAGAGCTGCGCAATTATGTATGGGACAGGGATAAAGACGGTCATTACATCAACGCTCCTGCTGACGGGCAGGCTGACCATGCGTGCGATGCTTTCAGATATTATATTCTTGGAGTCATCCTTGGCAAGATACGCATAGTACAAAACAACACCGGAATATTCAACCATTAAAACATATAGCCATGACACTTGAGGAAATACTTGCATTAGAAGATATAGGTCAGAAAGTGATGTACCTGAAGAAAGGTAGGCGCACGCCTGAGGTAAATGTCTCTCGTTTGCGCGCAGACTGGAACCCTGACCTCCACGAAATTATCACCGATAAGGAGAAATATCCCAAAATCAAGGTGGTGGTCGAAAAAGAAAAACAAGAGTGGGACGAGAAACTACGGCGCAACGTGACCATCCCGGCCAAAACCAAGGAAGTAGAGCCTAATCGCATCGCCATCCCCATTGAGCAGGATATAGTGAACATCCATACCGCTTTCACTGTCGGAACGGAACCAGAGATGACGTGCGACCCCGGGGAAAGTGAAAAAGGCATCTTCGAGGCCCTGAAATCGGTGCTGAAAAAGAATAAAATCAAATATCAGAACCGTAAGATTGTACGTTCGTGGCTCTCCGAGCAGGAGGTGGCAGAATACTGGTATATTGCAACCGATGACGGTTTTTGGGCAAAGCTGAAAGCCCGCATAGCCTCTATATTCGGCAAGAATAAACCGGAGGGCAAACTAAAGAGCGTGGTCTGGTCGCCGTTCCGTGGAGACAAGCTTTATCCATACTTCAGTGACGAGGGTGACCTTGTGGCTTTTTCACGCGAATACAAGAAAAGAGACATTAGCGGCAATGAAACGACATGCTTTATGTGTATCACGGCGGACATGGTATATAATTGGGAACTTGACCGGGAATGGAGCGATGCCGGAAGTTTCCGCCACAAGTTCGCCAAGCTCCCCGTGCTGTATTCCTACCGCCCGGAAGCTTTGTGCGATAAGATACGCACCATCCGCATACGCCTCGAAAAGCTTCTGTCCGGCTATGCCGACTGCATAGACTATCATTTCTTTCCGATTCTGATGCTCTTCGGCGACGTGCAGAACTTCTCCGGCGAGTTCAAGAACCGTGTGGTGGAGCTGACCGGCGACGGCGCCAATGCCGCGTACCTCACATGGAACCAGGCGAGCGACCCGGTAAAGGTCGAGCTTGACACGTACTTTAACCAGGCATACGCCATGACAAACACCCCGCGCATCTCATTTGACCAGCTCAAAGGCTCCGGCTCGGCTCTTTCGGGTGTGGCATTCAGATACGTGTTCATGGGCGCGCACATGGCCGTAAGCAACCACGGAGAGGAGCTTGGCATGTTCATGCAACGTCGTGTGAATTTCCTTTTGTCGGCTCTCGGGTCTATCAATCCGTCTCTTGCAAAGGCTTCCGAAACCATCGACGTGGATGTGGACATTGTACCGTACATCATCGACAACATCGACGACAAGGTAAAAACAGCAGTTTCAGCCGTTCAGGGTGGCGTGTGGTCGCAGCGTGACGGAATCATGTTCGCCGGTAATGCCGCACGCGTGGACGAGGCCCTGAAAGAAATCAGAGAAGAGCAGAAGGCTCAGGAGAAAACGGACGCGAAAACACAAAATTCGTGACGTATCTCTAAAGGTCACGGAATGTACGACCCTACATGATTATATGGTTACTTAGGAACTGTATTTTAGCGGCATAACAATAAATATCGCAATATGACTATAGTTGAACAGCTTTTAGCGGCGCTCCAAACCAAATTTCCGGGGGTGGACACCGCAATCCTCACCCGCATAGCCAATAAAAAAGCCGAGGGTGTGACGGACGAGAGCGCGATAAACTCCATTGTTGAGGGTATCGCCTTTCAGGACGTGTTAACCTCTTATGGTGACTTCCGCGCCGGGGATGCCCGAATCACAGCCATACGTGGCTATGAGAAGCAGCATAACCTTAAAGACGGCAAGCCCATCGAATCCCCCATCTCCCAGCCTCAGCCCGCTCCCCAACCACAGCCCGGAGGGGCACCCGACATTGACGCCATCGTCAAAGATGCTGTGGACAAAGCGGTGAAACCCTATGCGGACAGACTTTCGCAGTTTGAGACAGAGCGCAATCAGGCAACCCGCGCACAGCAGATTTCCGCCAAAGCCAAGGAATATGGTATTCCCGACGCTCTTGTGCCGATGCTCAATATCGCCGATGATGCCGACCTCGATGCCTACATGAAAGATGCCAAGCAGACTTTCATCAACGCCGGGCTGTCGGAAATCAAGCCACCCGTTCCGGGAAGCCAGCCCAAGAATGAGAACGAGGAGATTGCGGGGATGATTTCCGCGAGAACTAAAGAAATTGTAGAATCCAAAAAGTAAAATCACATGGCAGCAGGAACAAAATACAACATTCCACCTGATTACAAGCCTGAAGAGCTTTACCGTGTCGAGTCCGGCGTCCGCAAGAGCGGTCCGTGGAAGCTCGACATCACCAACCTTCCAGTAGGTTCGGTGCTACCTCCGTTTGCTCCGGTGGAAGCCGACCTAAGAAAGCGCACCATCGTGCCTGTGCGCAACGTGCAGCTCCATGAAACTGTAGCGTCAACCGATACGACCATTAAAATCAAAAAAACAATACTCGTGTACACGGGTATGATTCTTGGTGATGGCAAGAATGGCATGACTGTCAAATCGGTAGATTCCTCAAACAAAGACTATGACCTGATTACTCTTGAAGCGGCAGCCGGTGCTGATCTTGAAAAAGATACTGTCCTTTTTGAGGCGACAGCAGCAGGCGGGACAAAAAAGAAGAATACCGCCAATTTTGTACTGTTTGACGCAAAGAAAGTGGAGTCTGATGGTCCGGTTCTCTGCACTCTTTTGATGCAGGCTTATGAAGTCAAGGAGTCTAAACTCTACGTACCTATCCATGAACTTGACAAGGTAGGATTGACATCCCGCTTCCAGTTCGAGTATTAACCTAAAAGAAAAAGTTGAGCTATGAATTTAACCATACAGACACTTTTTAACGACCCGGCAATTGTCAATGCGGTGATTGACCGTGTGCTTCAGACCCGCCTCGACACTATCTACTGGCAGCAGTACGGTAGATTCCGCGAGACCAAGACCCGCGTGTTCAAGACCTACCTCGGCACCGTCACCGGTGTTGTGGCCGGTTCTATCATCGGCAAGAACGACCAGAAGCCACTTCGCGAGCGCCGTACTCTTGGCAGCGGTCTCACCGAAATAGCATATCTTGGTGATCGCTATCAGATGGACATAGAGCGACTTTCGGAGCTTCAGGACATCCTTGACAAATTCAACGCCGCTAATACTGCCGACCAGCGCACTATCCTTGACGAAATCATCAATTTCATAGTTGACGACTATCGTCAGGTGCTTCTCGCGCCCCACAAGCGCATGGATATTATCGTGCCTGAGCTTTTGATGACCGGCAAGACTGAAGTACATCTCGCTGACAATAAGGAGGGAATCTCCTTGCTCGACATTGAGCTTCCATTTCACTTCATAAAACCCGATGCGGCAGAGAAAGCCAAATTCATTTCTTATCTGAAAAATCAGATTCAGGAACTGAAAGCCAAATACGGCACATTCTCCAAGATGATTATGTCGCAGGGTACGTTCAACAAGCGTATCGTGGGCAGTGCGGAGTTCGGTGAAACATTCAAGATGATTCTCGGCAACAATCAGTTCTATGTCGGCGGAGGTCTCATCACTTCGCAGATGGCATCACAGGTGTTCACCGGCATCGGTCTCCCGGCTATCGAAATCAAGGATGACTATGTGGAGATGCAGGACGGCACAAACAAACAGCTCTATGCCGATGACCGCATCACCCTGCTCCGCAGCGACGATGTGCTTGAAATGCGTCATCATAAGCCATATGTAATGACCGACCCTGTACCGGGGCGCAACTATTCGTCTTCCGACGGTCAGATGTCTATCTGCAACTATCGCGATGAAGAGGGCCGCTACATGGAGTACGCCGCCGAGTGGATTCCTGAGTTCAAGGCTCCCAACAAGATTGTCAACTTTGACCTTTCAGATCTGGGAGAATGACAATAGGCGAATACGCAAAACAGAAGTTTCAGTCCTTCGGCATAACATTGTCGGAGGCTGACCTTCTGGATATATCTCTGCATTCCGGATTACCGACAGTTGAAAGCATGAGCAACGGTAATATGGCATCTGTTTCAGTCGGTATCGCCAAGATAATCCCGTCGCTTCTGCTCCGTGCTACTTCGATAAGCGAGAGCGGATTTTCAATGTCGTGGGATCGAGAGGGAATCAAGCAGTATTACGCTTATCTGTGCCGTACCTACGGACTCAAGGATGAAATCAACACCGGCAAACCGACAGTAAACTTCATACAATGATTTTCTCTCCACATAAACTTCAAGTAAGACGCATTATTCCCGTCAAAAATGACGAGTTCGGGCGACCGTTGCCCGGCACCGGAGGTGAGACGTGGGAAGATGTGTGTGCCTGCCGCTGCGACGACAACACCACAAAGGAGTTTAGGAGCGAGAACGGACACGTCTATCGCCCCACATATCATGTGGTATGTGACGGCAAACATGGACTCAGTGCCGGTGATTATGTCCGCTGTATGGAGGGAGAGACAATCAGAGGAGAGGGCAAAATCTACATGCCGAAATCGGCTAACTACTTCAATTATTCAGAGATATGGATTTGAAGTGCAAGGCGGATTTTTCCGATGTAGACTCTTACTTCTCGGACGGGGAGTGGGAGGTGCAGAAAGCGATGATTGATGCTGGCGACAATGCGGTTAAATATGCAGAGGAGCACGGCGACTATCAAGACCACACACTTACTCTCAGAACATCCAACAAGTTCGATGTTGAAGAGGACAGGCTGATACTCCTCAATGATGCAACCTCACCGCTGGGCTATCAGTATGCCTCCAGCGTAGAGTCCAAAGGCTATGACGTATTAAGCGGCGCGGCTTTAAGCGCGGAACGTGAATTAAAAGAAAAGTTTGAACGATGATAACACCCCAGACAATAGGCAATATCCTTTACCGGGACAGTAAGGCTCTCGGCATAGAGCATGTTTTCGTCGTGTTCCCCGGCGACAACTCCGACGAGATTCCTTCCGGAGAGGTTAAAGAGGAACGTGTGGTGATTCATCCCAAATCCCAGAAGCCCGGCACCTACTGGCGCAAGAGCTTCAACGAGGTGAATATCTTTGTTCCCCGCATCTCGGGACGCGCGGACAGAATCCGTCTTGAGAAACTGGAGCATGAGGCGATGAAGCTGTTCGACGGTATTGTCGGGAGTTATCAGAACGTTACCTATTCGTATTCCGTGGACTCAATAGGCACTATGACCGACGATGCCCTGCGATGCGAATATGTCAACGCAAGAGTTTTATTTGAAGTGTTAAATGTTAAATAAAAAACATTATGTCAAAATCTTACATAGGAATCAAACGAGTGCTTTACGGTGATGCCATGACCGCACTTCCCACGGGTTCGACCAAGTTTGACGGCGCTGCTCTCAAGGCCATGCTCGCAACCGTCGGCACCGAGGGTGCCAAGCTCACTGAAGTGAAGAACGTCCATCAGGACACATGGGGCTATGAGGAGTCAGACCCTACGATTACTGAGTACATCAATCAGCTCACCGGACAGCCGTACTACCGCGACATGGAGCAGGCTGGTATCCCAACCATAAGCTTCACCCTCGGCGAGTATTCGCTTGATGATAAAGCCGCTCTTCAGGGTGGTGCTGTGATTGAGGGTGTATGGCACCGCAAGAATATGCTCACTCCTATCGCAAAACTCATCGTGGCTCAGACCAAGACTGGAAACTGGATTGTCATGCCGAATGCCAATATCGTAGGCAAAGGAAACTTTGTCGAGAAGAATATCGGTCTTGGCGTGACCGCTGTTCCTGTCGAGACCGGCGTGGATGCACTTTCTGCGGAAATGTGGTTTAACGCCGAAGACGTTGCCTGAAAAAATCAATGTATCTCTTTTGTGTGCGGAGGGTTCGGTTGGCAGACCGCGCCCTCCGTTTTAATAAATAACTTTTATGAAAGAAAACGCATCCCGCCTTGTAAGCTCGGCAATACTCGGATATGATGGCGCCATGGTGTACGTGAACGATAAAAGGTACTTCATACCGCCCCCTACGATTCATCGCCTTGCCGGGGCCGGTTATTACCTCTCCTCCATGAGTGATGGCAGTACGATCTGCGACATGTTACTTTCGCTGGGTGATGCTGGATGTCTTGCAAAAGCTCTTTCGTGGTTTATTGTCGGAAGCGAATCTTTGGCGCCGGAACTCAGTCATGCAAGTGTAGAGGAAATAGTGTCCGCTCTTGAATCGGCATATTCCCTCATCTCTGTAAAGTCTTTTATCAGGCTGTCAACTTTAGCCAGGAGCGTAGCAAGTCTGACAGCAAAGCAGAAGTCATAGGTAATGATACTATGCTCGGGCAAATCGCCACTTTCATGGAGTCGCTTCACCTCACATACACTGAGGTGCTCCATGAAATACCCTATCGGAATCTCGTATTGATGAGCAAAGACAAACAGCGCGTGGTCTACGACGGCGAGGTCATGGAAGAAGTGACCGAAGAAGAATACTTCAAAGGACGGCGTAGCAAACTTAATTCGTGACCTATCTGGAATTGTCATGGATTAGGTGGCTTTTGCGAGTGTCCGCCGTGATGCCATAAGTTATTTTAGCGGACATGATAAACATCTACGACAGCACCGGAAATGTGATACTTTCGCCGCTGACGGGCAGCGATGCCGAGCGCGTGGAGGAACTGATGTCGCAGGACTATGCGCAGCTCGCATGGCAGTCCGACAGCGGCACCACCCTTCCGGCCGGCTCCTATATCATGCTTGGCGGCGAGAAGCTGACGCTGCTCGACCCGTACGAGCCGGAACAGAAAGACGAGGCCGAATGGTCTTACCGTCCCAAGTTCCAGAGCCATGTGATGGGCTGGGGTAAGGTGCCGTTTTTCCATTATACCTATGGAGCTGACAATGCTATAACAGCCCGAGAACCCGACTGGACTCTTACCGATACTCCGTCGAACTTCATGGCCTCGGTATGTAAGGCAATAAAGAATGAGACTGGCGAGACATGGACATACGAGATAGCGGGTGATATCATAGCCACCACCATAACCCTTTCCTTTTCCTCGGCCGATATCCTGAGTGGTCTCGGCCAGATAGCGGGAGGGTATGATACCGAATGGCGAGCCGACAAGTCCACCAATACGCTCTATCTCGGCAAGGCGCAGCATGGCACAGCCGTGACACTACAGGTGGATTCCAACGTAGGTGTGCCCTCTGTCACCCGTAATAAAGTGGGTTATTATAACCGCTTCTATATCTTCGGCTCTACGCGCAATATAACGCAAGACTATCAGGGGGCGAATGTGAACGGCCTCGTAAACAAGCGCCTCACACTCGACCCTGCTGTATATCCGGGTGGTTACATAGACATTCCCCGTGCAAGCGGGACCCCGGTATTCCCCAAGATACTCACCTTTGATGATATCTATCCCCACTCCGGCCTGACTGTGGCTGATTTGCGCCCCCGTCTTATGTACCGCCTCGATACCGACGGCAACAAGGTACAGGTTGGCACCGACAGTTCAGGAAATGCCGTATATGACATGTATACGATATGGTATTTCCAGCTTCCCGGATTCACCCTGAATGATTCGACCTATAGCAAGGACAACCCGACGGGCATGCTCATATCGGGCAAGGCTCTGTCTGTGCATTTCAAGTCGGGCGCTCTGACGGGCCGCGAATTTGAGCTTATCTACCATCCCAAAGCCGAAAACCTCCATAACTCCGACGGACAGGACTTCTATGTCAAGGCCGGAGATTACGAGATAAAATTCATTGAAGAAAACGGCCTCATCATCCCTATGCAGACGGGTATAGTCCCCGCCACGGGCGATGAAGTGATTCTCTTCAACATCCGTATGCCGCAGGAATATGTGGCTACCGCTTACACAGAACTTAAAGAGGCTGCGCTTAAAGAGATTTCCGACCGCTACACCTCCGACCTCAACAACTATACGATCAAAAGCAATCCCGTGGCATTCGCCGATTCCGACCCCGGGCTTTCCATAGGTCAGAAGGTGCTTTATGTCAATGGGGATTACTCCTACGAGACACGCGTTATAAAGCTCGTGCGCAAGCTTGATATTCCCTCAGAGCAGGAAATCACCATCGGCAGCGAGAAAGTAAAAGGCAACTCTGAAACACTGAAAGAGGAGGTGGTGAACGCCAACTCCAATATTGACATACTTACCCAGCTCAATCAGCTTACCCAGAATGTCGTTCAGGCATACCAGCGAACACAGCAGCTCATGCTTGATGGCCTCGGGAAGCTCGGACGCATGTGGGAGTTCGACCCTGATGACCCCAATGTCATTTACACTAAGTACAACTTCTATGGAAAAGGCTGGGGTTCAGTCCTGGGCAAAAATCCCGGCGCCGGAACGATAGCCGCGGGAGCTACTACACTCGGCGGATTAAATAACGTAACCGAACTTGCTGATTCGGCTACGGCGGCGGATAAGGTACTGATACGTCGCGCAGGAGAGGCGCAGTGGACACTCGCCAATCTGAGCGATATTGTGGGCTTGGATACTACTGCGCTGGCTACGTATTTGAGCAATAACCATTATGCCAAAACGTCGGATATCCCGTCGCTGGCGGAGTATGCTACCCGTACGTGGGTGCAGCAGCAGGGTTATTTAACGGAGCACCAGTCGCTGGCGGCTTATCTGACAAAGACTGAGGCATCGCAGCTGTATCAGCCTATCGGTGACTATGCAACCAACTCGGCGCTTAACTCGGCTGTGTCGTCGCTCAATACGGCGATAGGCCAAAAGCTCGACAAAGCAACGTTTGATGATCTGTTTGCCAAGGAATCAGATGGCAACGGGGGCTATCGCATACGCGCCAAATACGCGATTTACAGCAATCAGTATATATCGTGTCTCGGCAACAATCCCGGGGCCGGAACCACCACGGGCGGAGGTGTCGACCTCGATGCGGTGCGCGACTACCTTACCGAGCAGGGGTATGCCACGCAGCAGTGGGTGCAGGCGCAGGGGTATCTTAAGGCGGCTGACCTCTCGGCGTATGCTCTGGCTGATAATGCTTACCTCAAAAACCAGCAAAACCGCAAGAGCAACGCACATACGGTTGCAAGTCTTACGGCTGTCGCCAACAGTAGTGACAGTTGGGTTAACAACTATAGTCTCAGCCTTGTAAACAATAACAATGTCCTAAACTTTTATGTCGGCGGCGTTGTAAACGAGCGGCAGGCTCTCATACAGAGCGGCCATAGCTCAAACGGTTATGCTCAGGTCCTTGGCGTGCTCCATCTCAACAAGCTTGGCGGGGCCGTCTATATCAACAACTCTCTTGCTCTAACAGCAGCCAATGTGGGCGACTATGCGGTAACCCTTGATACCGAGCAGGAGATACCGGGCAAAAAGACCTTCACTGCTGCCGAAACCGCCGTTAACCGTAGGCTGTATGTAAACGGGGCTTTCGATGCCTTTGATAATCACCCGCATTACATGTGGCACGTGGCGGGCACGCGGTGGACAAAGGCCGTGATGGACGCCAACGGGCATATACATTTTGTGGATGGCAGCGCGAGCGGATTTGCCTCGTATAAATCTATAAAGGCCCTTGCTTTCGTGGTTGCCGGCGGCACCTCGTCGCAGATACTCCGGGCCGATGGCTCGGTGGGCGATGAGCTTGCATATCTGCGTTACCGTGGTAGCACCACCACCGACGCGGATAACACGCTATGGTCTCAGATAGGTCTCAAATCATACCATAACGCACTGCCAGACGGTCTCAGTGGTGTATATAACTATGGCGAGGCAATATCCTTTGCAGGTGACTCGACACGGTTTGATATGTACGTCAACCACCACTCCTCCGACGGCACGCAGAATGGCAAGGGCATCTATTACCGCTCGGGATGGAATACAGACAAACGTCCGTGGCAGTTGTTGCTCGACACCAACAACTACGCCTCGGTGCTGGATGCCCGCTACGTCCACGGCAATTACATCCAATGCGGCTATGGCGCACCGACCCTGCAATGGGTTTGGGGCAGCGACCTGACGCATGTAGTGGGTTTTGAGAGTGCCAACAACGGAGCTATGCGTGTGTACAGCGGCGAGGCCATCCGCGCCTTTGCCAATGCCGTAAACAAGGCGGGGGATACCATGACGGGGCTCCTTAAAATTAAAACCGATACACAGCCGTGTTTAATGCTTGATAGTAATACTGCCAACAAGGAAGTGTTTATGTATATCTATTCAGGCGGCGTCGCAAAAAACGCTCTCGGGTGGAATACTACTCACGGCGCATACATCTACAATTCGCCATCTGCAAAATATCTCGGCATCAAAGACAACGGCACTCCACATTTTCAAGGCAATACGCTTTGGCATGCGGGCAACGACGGCTCCGGAAGCGGGCTGGATGCGGACTTGATAGATGGTCATCATGCCACGAGCCTTTACCGCGTGTTGGGTGCCAATCTCGACATTGGCTCATTTGCGGATAGCAACTCATACAGTGGCTTTATCTACATCAACGATAGCGTAAGTGGTTGGAGTTCGTCAATCCACCCCTTTTCTTATGGCGGCATTTTCAACATGTCCAATGGTGCGTCCAACGTACAGATTGGATTCCGGTCAGATTTTTCAGAGCCGTATATTCGCCAGCGCTGGTGGAGTGGCGGCGGTGGAAAATGGAGCGATTGGAAGCGATTGGCCTTTACAACATCCAACGTCGCCTCGGCGACTAAGTTGCAGACAGCGCGCAGCCTGTGGGGTAATAGTTTTGACGGTACGGGGGACATAAGCGGCAATATTAACCTTACAGGGCAGCACGCAAAAATCGGCTGCAATATCTCCGACCAGTCTAATGAGTGCCCGTGGTACGGCCTGCGCCTGTCCATCATGGAGGGCTGGCATGTGATGCTCAGCGGATACTACGGCACGAGCCTCAGGAGCGCCGGAGGTATGCTCTCGCTTGCTCAATCGGGCAACGTCGGCATCGGCACAACAACCCCAGCATATAAACTGCATGTTGTCGGCGATATCATGGCCGAGGGCTGGGTGCGCACTACTGGAGCGCATGGCTGGTATAACCAGACCTACGGCGGAGGGTGGTATATGGACAATGCCACTTGGATAAAGGCTTATAATAAACCCGTATATATAGCGTACACCACCCCTGAGGGGCCAGCTTCTTTCGGCGTGGGTCTGCGCTGCTACCATGCAAGCCACACATCGGTAGAGGTACAGGGCGGCAGCTAC